TGGCCGTTGACACCCATAGCCGCTTGTACGCGGTCATCGAGCCAGTTCTTCGCGCAAATCTTTAGCATCTGCACGGCCCACAATTCGTTTTGCTCTTTGTACATAAGCTGCAAAGGACCAAGCATGGCTTGTGAGCGCGAGACGGCGGTTTCCTGCCCGCCAAAGGTATTCACTCCGGGTTCGTGCTGGCCGATGGCTGCGGGACTGACACCGGAATGGAACTGCATATCTTGTAAGCGGGTCTGCTTCCAGGTCCAGACATCGGTTGAAAGTTGCCCACCAGGCAACCATTTCAATACCTGGTCGAGATTACGCTGGCCGAGATTCTTTACTTCTACCATGTAACCCGCGTCGTTCCAGATGTTGTTCTTATCCACTTTCTGCGGGTCGCCCATCATGCACGGCATGGTGTTCCAGTCCACGTGGCGCATCAGCATCCGGTCGCATTCATCGTTCTGCATTTGAATGGGAATCAGGTCATCGTCGCCATCGCCCCAGAAGCGCCCTTCCACATGGATGTGCTTGAAGTGCGTCCAGTGGTCGTCCATCGACTCGTTGCGCGTTTCAAGCAAGCAATCATCGGTCATCGCGCCGTAGAGTCCGTCCTTGAACTCTTCGCGCAATTCCTTATCGAAGTAATACATATTGGGGCGAATCCAGCCCTGAATCAGTAGGGACTTCGATTGCGCGGTGGCGCGTTCGTACCAGCCGGGATATTGCGTGGGGTCGTTCGGCAAATCCGCCGCTGCTTCCTGATAGATAAGCCCAATGTCCTCGCTGGCGGTCATACCCTCAACTGGGGATGAGTTTGCGCCAAAATCGGCCTTCGGAAATGTCGCATGTAGCGCGCAGGTATCGGCCATACGCACGCGCAGGAAGAACGGCGCAACAGGCAACGATTTGGAAGAGGACCGGCAATAGCCCTCAAACGGCCATACCACTTCGCACATCTCCTGGCCTTTGGGATAGGAAGTCTTGCCCTTGAGCACTGGAACTTGGCCGGTTTGCTGCGGCAAATTGATAGGCGGCATCTGCGCGTCAGGGCCGCATTGCGGACAAATGTCGCTGTTGCCTTGCCCGGTCATACCACATTGCGGACAGTAGAACTGTCCTTCGGCTATAACCTGTTCGACATCTTCGTATACCGGAGCGTCTTGAAAGCCGTAGCGCGGGTCAACCGAGTAGTAAGCGTAGCGGAATGAGTTGCCATAGAGCCGCAAGTTCTGTGCTTCGATGGCACGAATCGCATCATAGCCGATGTTTTCCTTAATCATTTCCAGCGCAGCTCGCGCGGCGCTAGCTACTCCTTGGGATTCCGGGTCTGGCGATGTCGGCTGGGCGACAAACTCAGGGGCAGTCTGAACGTACATTGCCGTACCGTAACGAATGTAACTCCGGTAGTAGTTCGACGCGAAGCCATACTCAGCGCTGTTAACGCCGAGGGAATCGAATGTGAATCCAATATCTGAGAGTACAGAGTCATGATAGCCGCCAAAGAAGAGGTGGTTGCGGAACCATTTTCTGTGGAGTTGGAGCTTTTCATATTGGGCCTCGTAGTAGAATCGCTGGAGCATCCACTTGACGCGCTCGGCCTTGGAACGGCTGCGCGGATATTCCGGCATACCCTTCCAAGCTTCTTTCAGCTTGTCGCGTATCAAATCATCCTTACCGCCTTTGAACAGGTCGGTAACACGCGCCATCATTCCGGTAAGTGCGCTGGCCAATTATTTGCTCTTTTCTGGAAACACCGGCATTCCCGGCACGTTAAAGTGAATGGCGTTCTTCCTGCGCTCGATTTTCTTTTCTATCTCCGCCAGAATTTTGTCCTTCGGGTACGGCTTGCGAGATTCCGCGATATTGTCCATCAGCTTCTCGACCGGCGAAGCGGGCAGTTCCTCACTCCCCTTGCTCACCAGAATCTTGTCGATTAGGTGGCGCTGGATTCTCGCGTGCTGGCTCTCCCTGGCCAACAGTAGCGCTGCCAAAACGCCTACGCAAATCAAGTAGGGCACCTGCCACATTTTTCAACTCCTCTCTCGAATAGCTGTCCCAATCGTCGTTCATGTGATGCTCCTATCGGGATGGCAACGCGAACATGCTTTGCGCTGCGGCAATGCCGTGTGAACTTCGTGGAAGCCTTCGCGGAAAGGCTGCATCTCACTGGCGGGAACCACGGCTCCGCAGATATGGCAACGCGCAATCGCGCCGATGATTGGCTGGATTGCCGGAGCGTCTTTCAGTTCGCGGGCTTCCTGTTCAATCTGCATTTCCAGTGCGGTTTTTGGGCTATCCATGTTTTACCTTGATAGCGACTTTTTGCTTCATTTTTATTTCCGCTTTTTTCTTGGATTTGTCGCCCGATTTTCCTTTAGCGAGCTTGATTGCTGCTAGCACTAAGGGCTTCATAAGATTGCCAGAAGAGGATAGGTCAGCTTGTCCCATTAAGTTCCCTTATTAACCTTTGTGCATCTTGCCACTCTAATTTATCATCGTCGCGCCATTGGCAGCACACGTCACCTGCGGCCACGTTAATCTGCAACGCGCGGCAAAACGCCGTGGGGCTTTCCCACTTGGCCTTGTCGCCGTCAGTTTTGTAATGGTCGCAATCGTCGCCGCCGTTTACTCCACCGCAGTTTGCTCCGCCGTACTCCTGCCCAAGTTTCGGAGCGTTAATCCACAGAAGGCCCATATTATCAGGGTCGGACTGCGCTTTGTAGATTGCTTCGCCTTTGTTTGGTTCGCCAAACATCTGATAGCTACAGCACGGCCAATATTCAATCTGCTTTGCGTCGGCGGTCGCTTCTCTCGGCCAAATGAATTTCATAATGGCGATGCGCTTGCCGATATACATGCACGTTTCCGCTGAGAAATTATACTGCTGGCAGTTGTAGCAGGAGGCTGGCTCGTTGTTCATTTCCTCGGCGGTGGTGAATAGCGATTCACCTTTGGTGTTGATTACCGGAGCATCGGATTCAGGAGCGGAGAAGGCCATGCGCATGGCGTTGACCTTGCGGGTCTGCTCGTTGCCATAAATCGGGAAACCACCTTCGATTATTTTTAGGTCGCTGCGGCTCATTTTATCAATTGGATGGCGGTATGCTCCTGCCTTGTTGTTTTACTCTAGCTTCGATGAGGCGTCTAGTAGAAAATCCTGTGCGCTTCATCTTAGCCTCTTTTTGCTCCGCTTCGTGCTTCCGCAGCCAGAACATCTTACTGGCGTAATCGAGTGCGGGATTCTCCCATTTCTCGACTTTTTTGATTTCGCTGGGCAGCGGACGGAAGGTGTGAATCAAATAGCGGATGCCGTCAGGACAGTGCGAGTTCTCATGCCCAGGTTCGTTCTTGGCGTTGCCGGACCTGTCCTTGGCCCATTTGTAGCCTGAGAGTTCTCGAATGGTGTTCTCGCAGGATTTGGCGATGAAATAACGGGGACTTCCGGCAATGGAGGGATTGAATGGATGGCTGAGCGTGGAATCAATGTGGAAATACTGCGCGCACTTGAACAGACCTGGCTTTACATCCTTCACCGCCGCTTGTCCGGGAAAGTTGTAATCCTCAAGCTCGATGGCTGCGGCACGTTGGGCATAATCGTATGCCATGCCTTCAAGCGTGCGGCCCTGCATGAGCATGTGATATTGCTCGGCAATCGGAGCGATGCGCAAATCAGAACCGTAAATTTCACCAAACTGGTAGAGAAAACCGTTAGGAGCAAGAGAGGCCAGTGGGATGGCCCAGGGGTCGCCTTCTTCGCCGCCGCCAATGTCCATGCCTACATACACAGGCCAGTCAAGTGGGGGAGTTGAGCGCCCATTAAATACCTGCCACTCACGGCCCGGCGAATCGTCCCAACCATGCGACACTTCGCCAAACTCCTTGTAAACGAGGTCGGTAAAATCCGAGAAATGCCCATAGATGAAGCGGTCGGCCCAGTCGGGCGGATAGACCGATTTGCGGATGGACACGTAATCTTCCGGCAAAAACACGTTATCCATCGAAGAGGA